TTCCCCCCATTTCCCCGCACGGGATAACCTCAAGTTTTACAAACCCATAGCGACAGTTTACATGCCGGACAAAAAAAGAACCCCGCCAGACTAGCAAAGCGGGGTCAAGTTGGGAGGAAAGAGGTTCGAAAACTATTGCCGGAGGTCTTCCTTGGATAGTTCCCACAATGCCGCAATAAGGCACCAGCAAGCAATCAAAACCCATGCCAGCAACACAAGCATGACGATATGACTAGCTGCCATCGGTTTCGCCTTTCACGGTCAGGTTGAGGCGGGCAACGGTTCGCGGGCTGTCACTGGCAAATGTATAGTGGTCAAAACCCATTGACCGCAACATTGCTTTCAGGGTTGCCGCCTGTGCTTCGAGTGCTTCAACAGACTGCAAAATCATCGCCTGTTCTTCTGTGGTCATCACAATCATTCTTTTTGACTGGCTTTCGAATTCATCAACCTTCATGTCAATTGTGGTTTTCATCGGTTCGATTCCTTTTGTTGGTTCAAGTGAGACTGGCAACACCGCGCCGCCAGTCCCCAATTGATAGCCGGTTTCAGATTAGCTTGCAAGCCGATATTTAGGCCGCAAGAAACCCTCACGTTTTACGACAATGCTATAGCCGTGCTTTCGCAACCGGTGCACCGCATTTTGAACCCCGCGAACAGTCAAGCCGGATTCACGGGCAAGCGTGTTTATATTGATGCCATGTTTGCGGCTGGCTAGTGTCCGATAAACCCGCCCAAGTGACGAATTAGGACGGAATGGTCGCTTGTCGTTGCCGCGCTGCCCCCGCTGCCGGACGGGTTGCAATGGTTCCCCGTGCATACCAGTCTGAAAGTCGAATTCAGCCTTAAACCGCTGGTATAAATCCTGCTTAACATCGGCACGGACAGCCGACACAAGCTGGTTGCAAAGCTCTTGGATGTGTTCGTTGTTGGTTGTCATCGTTCTGATTCCTTTTTTCCAGTTATTGAACAAAGACCGCGTAAACAATCATAATTATCAGCAGCACGGTCAGACTGCGATAAATGACATATAAAGCTTCCACTATGCTGCCAGCCCCTCAAGATATAGCCATGACGGTGACGTAATAACGTTCCGCACGTCTTCATTGCGCTTGCGCTGCACCATGTGCTGGCTGGCTGTGTTCTTCCCAGTCTGCCGGTCGATGCCATCTGCACCCGTCCATGTAACGTTTGTATGGGTTGCCCAGTGGGTCAGAGCATTATAAGCCGCCCACATGGTCGCGCCCAGTTCCTGCTTTTCCGCGTTGAATTGGTGCATCAGGTAATTGAACAAACGTTCGTTGACTGGCTTAACCTTGCCTTGTTCGGCTGCCGCCCCAGATTTATAGCAAACGGTTTGCGCCAAGATATCCCCGAATTGGTCATCCGATAATTTGGCACCCTGCCATAATTGCATCTGGTCAAGCTGGTTTTCCCACATGGATAAACCCATTGCCGCCTTGCTAATCAATGCGGTTGGCTCAAGGTTTTTGGTGTGTTTTGATTTTTGGTGGTAAGCTTTTTCCCCGCCGAAAACTAGGGTATTACGGCATAGGTCACGATAAGCCCCGCTGAATATCTGGAAAGCCCAAGACATATCAATGCTATTAAAGATATCCACTTTTCACCGACGCCATGCTGCAAGTCTAAAAAATGCACGGTTCTATGAGCACGCAACCCGCCATCATAGATTCTGTCCATGACCGACACATTACTGGTTGGCAAATCGGTTGCACCCAGCACGTCAGCATGGTTGGCGAATAGTTCATCATGTGGAACAAGCTTATAACTGGCACCGACTGGTCGGGTCTTTAATACTTCCCCGGTTGCGGTATTCTGCAAAGCTGAATAATCCGGCATCGGTTGATACTCGCACAATTCGACATCGCTATAATGTTGAGCGGTTACCGCCTCAATCGGCACCCGCCGCACCGAACCCATATCTTTGAAAATAGATATGTCGGCAATGTTGTTGTGTTCATAGACGGTCGCGCCGCCTTCGTTTTTGTATTCAGGTTGTATTAAGTCAAACATGTTCGTTACCTTTCGTTGATTGAACATAGCATAGTTAAACCAGAAATTGACCGCACGGGCAAATAAAAAATGCAGATAAAAAAAATGGGATGCTGCCCCGCGACTCGCAACATCCCGCCGCCTATACCGTGCCCAGTCCCCCAACAACCCGAAACCGCAAACACATATAAGCCCCAAAAAACTTAGCGTGGCAGATTTGTCATTAGTGGGTTTGAAACAAAACCTGCATATCTTTTGCCGCCCAGCATATTGTGCACGTTGAGCACGATTCGGTTTGCCCCGTTTGTTCTGGACAGATTACCGATTTGTTTTTTGCTGGCTTGATTAGGTCGGCACTGTTCGCGCTGAATTGCCATTCCGGTGCATTGCTAAAACGGACAGCGAATCTTTCCCCGAATCCCCCCCGCACGGCACGAATAGCCAATCCAATATCGCTTGTCGGTTTGTATCCGGTAAATCCCCAGATAGCTAAATTGTCAAATTTGGTTAACAGGTGCTGCCACAGTTCAACATAATCAACCGAATAGAAATCGCCCAGCACATGCAACCGGATAATCACCCCGCGATACAATCCGCAAAGTTCCGCAACTTCTTTTTGCAATGCTGCTTCGAGTTCTGCCCCGTGCTGTATACGATGCCCAAACATCATATTGTTACCATAGCAATCATCCCAGTGATAGCAATAGCGGGGACAGGTTGCCCGTTCTTCTAATGTCAGGGTATAAATTACATAGCCTTTAAACTTGCCTTTTTTGATTACGGGCAATTTATCTTTGCTTAGCTTTTTATTTTTAGATTGCTTCAAAACGGATTTGGATTCGGCAACTGTGCGGCGGCTCTTTGGGTACATAGTCGCAGCGGGTTTGTTTATATCTGCTTTTTTCATTAGCTATAAACCCCGCTCATCAATGTGACCTTGCCGTTGCATTCGCAAAATACCGGTGCCTCTGTTTCAATCCAAACACGGGCACCACATGACAATGGTTTATCAGGTGAATAAACAACATTAGACGCGCCGCGAATCTCGACGCGGTCGGCATAGATATTGTGCTTGCTAGTTTTAACAGTAATCACGGGGTCGGTTGTCCCGTTCTTTTTATTTGCACGGATGACGTGCTGATTAATGTGTATACGTTTTTTCATGTTGTTGGTTCCTTTTCGTTTGTTGGTTTGCAAACGTTATGGATAAAATCCGCGATGGTCAAGCGGTTTTATTTTGGCACCCTGCTTTTTTAGATAACATTTAGGACAGTAAAACAAACTATCTACATAAACCATTGATGGTTCGCCGCAATCATAGCACGGATAATCTCTTGATAGCGTGGTTCGTTTGTCAGGTGTTTGTCTAGAAATTTGGTGTGTATAGTTTGCCATGTTGCACCATTTGTCTTAGCGTGGATAATTTGTCACGTTGCGCTTTTGTCACGGGTTTGCCATGCCAGTCAGCGTCACTGATTTGTCTGTTCAGCGTTCGCCATTTGTCAGCCACGTTTGTCAGGCGTGGGTCGCTTGCCTTGTCAGGGTAAGCTGGCTCTATATACATGCCTACCATTTGTCTATCCAAAATGCGTCCCATGTTTCGCGTAACAGTTCGTCAAGTTCTCTGTCAGTAAAGTGTGCCATCAGATTACGGTGTGGTTCCATCTCCTGCATAAACTGACCTAAGAATTCACAGCCGCCAATCTTCGAACCCGCAATGTCAAACCATTTGTCTTCGTTGTCCATTGCCAATGCTTTCATCTTACCCATCGTTACACCTCGCCTATGTCGTATGTGTTTTGGTCAAATACTTCCGGCACACCTTCAAGACTGTTCCAATAGTCCCAGAATATCTGATGCGCCAGTTCTTCTGCTTCTTCTTGTGTATCCGCGCTGACCTCTATTTGCTTAGATACTGACGCAGTGATATCAACTACAAATTTACGTTTCGCTTTTGCCATACTTCATACCTTGCACGATTATTTCAGCAATCCTACTAGCAACAGGGCGATTACCTGTCAACTTGATTCGCCCCATGCGGTCGTATTCTGGTTCAACCTCTAGGATTTGCAAGTCCTGCTTTAGTTCCTCAAATGTCGGTACGTTCATTGTCGGTTTCCTTTATTAACTGTGTTGACATTTTGTCCCATTCGCCACGCCTCATACGAAACTTTTTGTTTTGTACTGGTGTGCAAATGCGAACCCACTTGTAACCGACAACAGCCCACACGAGCCGTGTGCCGGATACTGGTAATCTCATGTCGAAGAAATCCACGCGGTACAGCTTGGCGTTGTCCCACGCGGCTTCTTTTGGTTTAGCTACGTTCATCTAAATTAAACTCAAACTTTAGTTTGTCCCGTGCATCTGACAACTCTTGCAATGCGTATGCTGACACACATTTGATACCGCCCATGTCAGGATATAATGCCAAGTCCAAGACATCATCAAGCCACTTCTGTACCTCAATTACAGCGCACCGTTGTTCAATAGACAGTTTACCAATACGGTTTCTGCGCTGTATGCGTTCCTTTTGCCGTTGGTTTTCCCAATAGGCCATGCGTTCATCAATCGTCATGTTCTCTAGTTTTTTAGCCATCGTAGTCATCTCCCTTGTCACGTTCCTGTAGTTCATCTACATCCACACCGTCACAGATATATGAATAGTCATAGTTGAATATGTTGAACAGCTTTACTGTGCCATCTTCATTACGAATGTAGTCATCCAGTTCGTTGTCAACTACAGCGACAGGCATATCCCATACGAGTATGCTGTAGGATTTATCTGAATCAAACTTCATCTTTCGTTCCCTTCATTGATTAACGATACATAACCAATATCGGTTATCAAACAGACTGTCAACAAAAAAAGAAACGGGGCTGGAAAATTAATTCCAACCCCGCTCCCCAACCAACGAACGAAACAACCTCACGACACCTCGTAAGGTATCCCTAGTCTTAACACCACCTGTCTGTTAGTGTCAAGCCACTTTTTGCATTCCCACCGACTTTTTCCAACAAAAAGCATGACGTGCCGCAAATAGTCTACACAATCTTTTGACTTCACCAGTTCGCGGTCTGTCTCACCAATACGAACAGATGATGCCGGAACAATCAAAGCCCACTTGTAGTCAGGCCGCTCTACAATTTCTACTTCAAGTTTTTCAGTCTTTAGAGACATCTACATCATGCTCCTCATCTAATGCTTCAAGATATAATGCAATCCCGTCACGAATTAAATCACCTACACTAACCTGTTCGTAACTTTTCTTATCTAGATTCTTTGCGTGATAGGCTAGTCTGTCATATTGTTCTACAGATATTAACAGACTATACACTTTAGTTGGTTCAGGTATCTTGGCTGGTCTTGCCATCCCGTAATTCCTTCTTTACAAGTTTATCCAATTTACTTTTTTTCTTGTTAGGGACAACCTGTTTGGTATACTGTTTGTCCCTTAACAGTTTAGCTATAGGGTTTATTTTATTAGTTGTTTTCATAGTAGGGGTTCCCTATAGGGTTACTGTTCTTATTGCGTATCACGCTTGTCAACGGTTCGTCAACAAAAAAATGTAGTTGACACAGATTTTGTTGTAGCGTATTTGTCGCAGTCATAGGAGATAGCCAATGACAGCTTGGTTAAAAGATTATGTTGAAGGATTGGGGATTGCACCAGAAGGTCGTCTGCGTATGGACTGCCCCGCGTGTGGTAAAAAAAACACGTTCAGTGTTAGCGACACTGGCGGTGAACGACTATGGTTTTGCTTTCATGCAGACTGTGGGATTCGTGGACGGACAGGATTTAGGGTTCGCAAAGATGCCCCCTACCATCCCTTGCTAAAGAAGATGCAACCTGTTCGCAAACCTGATGACGAACAAGTCTTTGAAATACCTGAAACTTTCGTGGCTCTCTCCCGCGAACTCGCTGCCGAATCTTATGTCAAGCGGGTTAATGCTTACGATGCGTACCTATCTGGTCGTGCCGATATTCGTTATGATTTCCGAATGAACCGTGTTGTTTATCTAATTAAAGATGGACGCAAGACTGTTGATGCGGCGGGTCGTAGTTTAGCTAACATCAAACCAAAGTGGTGGAGATATGGAAAGTCAGGTAATCCTTTCATTTGCGGTACCAGCCGCATCGGTGTTGTTCTGGAAGACTGTGCTTCTGCTTGCAGTGTATCTAATATTCTTTCGGGGATAGCATTGCTTGGCACAAACTTACAGGACACTCACTTGCCGTTCTTGCGGCGTTATGATAGACTGCTTGTTGCGCTAGACAAGGATGCAACGCAAAAGGCGTTTCAACTTGTTCGGCAACTACAGGCTCACAGGCCTACTAGCTTAGTTGTTTTAAACAAAGATGTGAAAGATATGACAGATGATGAACGAAGACACACCTTCCAGAAATACATCGATTGAAATACAGGTATTAGGATTTCTGCTGAACAGAAAATTCTACGACAAGGTAAAGAACATTGTGACCCGCGACATGTTCGAAGGACGCTATGTTACCTTGTTCGATACAATATCCTATGCACACAAGAACTACGATACGGATTTGTCTCGTGACCAGTTAGATTCACTGTTCATGGATAGGAATCCTGCTATGCCCCACAGTGCACGGCAAGAGGTGTTTGACATAATATCGAACTTATCCGAACACATGTCGGATGCTGGCGACTTAGAGGCGGATATAGTCAAGAACTTCTGGGTTCGCGATAAGGCGCGGCAGATTGGTGAAAAGGCCATATCAATCTTCACTGGCGAATCGGAACACTTTGGTGAACTGAAGACGCTGATAGATATGGTAGAAGATGGTCGCATGTCCGATAAGACTACCTATAGCGAGATGGACAAAGACTTTGTGCAGCTTATGGAAGAAGAGGTTGGCGAACCAGACTTCCCGTTTGCTTGGGATTTACTGAGCGAACACTTAGCAGGTATGGACAGAGGTAATCTAGGTATTATCTTTGCCCGTCCAGAGGTAGGCAAGACCACCTTCTGTGCATTTGTTGCCGCAAGCTACATCAAACAGAAACACAAAGTAGTTTACTGGGCAAACGAAGAACCAGCCGAAAAGATTAAGTTACGGATAATACAGAGTTTTTTCGGGCTGACCCGTGAAGAGATGAAGCAAGGTGCGGATGCTTTGTCACAGCGTTACCGTGAAGAGATACAGCCATATCTTGTCGTGATGGATTCAGTTGGTACATCTATGGAAGAGTTGAACGAATACGCCCAACTTAACGAACCTGATGTAATGTTTTGTGACCAGCTAGATAAATTTCGCGTTGCGGGTGAGTTCAACCGGGGGGATGAACGTTTGAAGGAAACCTACGTTGTTGCCCGTGAGATAGCCAAGCGTAACAAACTGTTGGTGTGGTCAGTTAGCCAAGCCAGCTTCGAAGCCCACGACCGTCAGTTCATTGACTATGCTATGCTTGACGGTTCGCGAACAGGTAAGGCAGGTGAAGCTGATGTCATTATTGGCATCGGTAAGACAGGTACATCCGAAGAGGAGAATACCACACGCCACATCTGTATTTCCAAGAACAAACTGAATGGTTGGCACGGTATGTTTACCAGCCACATTGATGTGCAACGGGGGCTGTATTACTGATGAACATACTTACTTTTGACGTGGAGACAACCCACAAGCATAAGCCCAACGGTTCGACAACCGCCTTGCCCTACTTCGGAAACTCTTTAGTTTCAATAGGATACAAGCGATTGTCTTCCCCTTATATACACTATCACTGTTACTATCATGCAGACAGAGAGCCGCACGATTTTGCACCTGAACTATTTCAAGAGGCACTTGACGAAGCTGACATGGTTGTGGGACAAAACATCAAGTTTGATTTATCTTGGATACGGGAGTGCGGTTTTGTTTATGACGGTGATATCTACGATACGATGGTGGCGGAATATATTCTTGCGAAGGCGCAGCGTTGGCCTCTTGGACTTGCTGCTCTTACAGAAAAGTATGACGTTACCCGCAAGGAGAAAGACCTTGTGGAACCGTATCTTAAAGCGGGGAAGACGTTCTACGACATCCCGTGGGAGATAGTAGAAGAGTACGGTAAAGCTGACGTACAGGCTACAGAAGAGATAGCACTAAAACAGCTAGAGGCCTTTGGCACTACATTTGAGGAATTTTACAATGCAGCGAACTTTACTACCGACACTAAGACTGTCGCTTGAGATGACAGACGTTCTGGCTCGTATGGAGCAGAACGGACTGAAGATAAACAGACAGACGTTAGCAGACATTCGTAGTGAATACGAAGAAGAACTGTTTACATTGGAGCGGCGACTTAACGAACTTGCAGCAGAGGCTATGGGGGACACACCCGTGAACCTCGACAGTCCCGATGACCGCTCCAAGCTTTTTTATTCTTGTAGGGTGCACGATAAAAACAGGTGGGCTGGGGTTTTCAATCTGGGTCACGAGATTCGCGGGGCTGGAAAGAAACCAAAGAGACGTGCCCGTATGAGCCGTGCCGACTTCCGGCGAACCGTTGTCAACGAGACTGAGGTATTGTATAAGACAAAGGGTAGCCAGTGTACCGATTGCGGCGGCGTAGGGCGTTATACAGCCCGTAAGAAGGATGGTACACTAGGTAAGGCTGTTCGAATCTGTAAGCCCTGTCACGGCAAGGGAGTGCTCTATATACCTACGAACCAAGTGGCGGGGTTCAAGCTGATTCCCCGTGACCCCTACGATGTAGCGGCGGCAGGGTTCAAAACAGATAAAGAAACCCTTGAAAGTATGTTCACATCATTGAGAGGAGAAGCCCGTGAATTTGCAGAAGCCTATATACGCTTTAGCGCGGTTCGAACCTACCTTCGTTCGTTTGTTGAAGGTATGGAAAACAACATGGATGCGAACGGTTTTATCCACACAGAATTCATGCAGTGTGTTACGGCGACGGGTCGCCTTTCGTCTAGGAATCCGAACTTCCAAAATATGCCACGAGGTTCTACCTTCATTATACGTAGGGCTGTCGAAAGCAGGTTCGAGGGCGGTTACATACTTGAAGGAGATTACGCCCAACTTGAGTTTCGGGTTGCTGGTTTTCTTGCTGATGACCCTGCTATACAAGATGATGTAGAGGCAGGTACAGATGTTCACAGCTATACTGCTAGTGTTATCGGATGCTCCCGGCAAGACGCAAAAGCGCACACGTTTAAGCCGCTTTACGGTGGGGTATCTGGTACAGAAGACCAGAAGCGTTATTACAATGCGTTTAAAGAAAAGTACAACAAAGTAACAAAGTGGCACGAGCGGTTACAAAAAGATGCCGTAACCAAGAAGTACATCGAACTGCCATCTGGACGCCAATATGCTTTTCCCAAGGCTAGATGGACAGAGTGGGGAACCGCAACTGACCGAACCGCAATCTGTAACTATCCGGTTCAGGGATTTGCTACTGCTGACCTGTTGCCAACCGCGCTGGTTCGACTGAGCAGGATGATGCGAACCAGAAATATGCTTTCTGTAATTTGCAACACTGTTCACGATTCCATTGTGTTGGATGTACACCCTGATGAAAAAGAAGCTTGTATCAACCTGTTAGCTGACTGTATGCTGGCTATACCTACTGAGACTTTGAACCGTTACGGGTTCGAATATAACATGCCTGTTGGAATAGAATTAAAAATAGGTGAAAATTGGCTTGACTTGGAAGAAGTCTTGACTGTATAATCCTTGTACGCTTAACGCTCATAAAGGAGAAAACCATGAGCAATGAATTACAAATGATAAATGACGACCTTGATAACATGCTGACTGCCATGCAAAGTGGTGACGTTGACGCCATTATGGAAATGACTGGTCAGGCAGACTCAGACAACAAACCAAAGCTTGGTTTACCTCGTCTGACAATTAATTACGAAACAGAGACAGATGAAGGTGTGCAGCTACGGCGGGGTTCGTGGCGTATCTGGAACGGTTCAGCCGTTACATACTCAGACAAGGTACACATCCGTCCATTGTTGCGTACCTATGAATGGTCTGTGTGGGACCAAGAAGAAGGCAGGTTCTCTTGCAAGTCTGTGCAAAAAGCCAAGCTGTCTGGCGAGTTCCCTGACACCGCTGGCGGTAACAAGTGCGGACGCCTATCAAAACAAGAAGAAGAGGCCTTTGGTGCAGATGACCCACGGACTCTCTTGAGCCGCTCTGTGAATTGTAATCAGGTTATCTATGGTATCATTGATTCTCCAGAAGCTACTCTTGCGGATGGAACAGCCGCTCCGATTGAAGGCATGCCTTTTGTTGCTTACTTTAAGCGGTCAGGTTTCCGCCCTGTTAGTGACTTCATTCAGAAGACGCTTACAGCTAAGAAGAAGCTAATGCACAATGTTGTAATTGAACTTGGCACAGAAAAGCAGAAGAACGGTGGCGTTGTTTACTGGACTCCTACACTGGCTCTGGTCAAAGAAGTTCAGTTCAGCAAGGACGATGAGGCTCTTTACGAACAGTTCAAAGACACTGTGAAAGGCCACAACGAAACTGTCTTCAATGAGTACAAATCAGCACAGAAGGCAACTGCGTCTACTGATGACATTGACTTGTCGGCTCGTCTGGCTGGTTAGTGATGTTACCTCTCATTGAAGTACAAAACTTCCTTCAGAGAGCAGGGCGGGGGGAGATAGACTCTTCCCGCCTTGAACCTTTGATAGAGCAGTTTGGTGAAGATTGTAAAGCAGCTATGCGTAAACAATTTTCAGACCGGGGTAGCTATCGTGTCAGAATGTCAGGTGTAGGTCGTCCGCTTTGCCAGCAGCAGCTAGAGAAGCAAGGCCACACCCAAGACGTTGCCTACAACGATATTGTGCGGTTCGCAACTGGAGACTTGCTTGAGGCGTTCGCTATCCTTGTAATGAAAGCTGCAGGTATAAATGTAGTTGACGAACAGAAGAAGTGTTCCCTCGAACTTGCTGGGCAGACCGTCAATGGTACACTAGACGTAATTCTTGACATAGATGGTGAAGAAGAAGTCTGGGACATCAAGACTGCCAGCCCGTGGTCGTTCGATAACAAGTTCTCTGGTCGTGGCGGCTACGACGTAATCAAAGAGGATGACCCCTTTGGTTATGTCATGCAAGGGCATCTGTATGGTGAATCTGAAAAGAAACGATTCGGTGGTTGGATTGTGATTAACAAATCGACTGGCGAGTGGGATTTTGTAGAAGCACCAGAGGAGCAAAGTGAAGACCGCAAGGCATACCTAGAGGATGCGAACAGGCGGGTTAAGGCTATTACAGAGGATGCACCTTTCAAGGTACCGTTCCAGTCCGAACCTGAATACGTTACAATTGACAGACAGAAGGTAGAGACAGGCAATCGGCTTATGCCCAAGACCTGTTCGTTCTGTTCATTCAAAGAGATGTGTTGGAAGAACGCAGTACATGCACCAAAGGCCACATCCAAAGCTAAGTTCAAACCCCATGTGTGGTACACTAAGCTGGTTAAGAAAGACGTAGCCTAAGATGCCTGTGCTTTACACAAGAGAGTACCCTCACGAACTGTTCGAAATCAACCCAGAGTTGCGTTGTGTGTTCGTAGAATCACACGAGCGTCGTGGGGGTGGTCGTTCTACTGTAAGGGTTCGCCAACTTGATATTGGCCTACCCCTTACTTTACGCAATAATTTTTCATCTGATGGTACTCTGGATTCGCGAACCGAATCACGAGACATTAAGCTTATTGAAGAGGAGTTTCAGAACGTTGCTCATCATCTACGACAGGGAGTCACCGTATGTCTACCGACATTAGCACTGTCCCAAGAACTAGAACAGTTAAAAAAGCAATCACCAAAAGTAGAACAGTATCTGCTAAAAAGGCTAGAAGGGGTAAAGGCGGGGTTTCCGTTGCAAGGATTATGAGAGGTACAAAGTACAGGTCACATTTTGAGATAGGGTTAGCCAAGTCTCTTGCTGAAAAGAACATTTCGTTTGAATACGAAGGTTCGAAATTTACATACATACCAAAGCCGCGAACCTATACGCCGGACTTCTATCTGCCTGAACAGGACATATACATAGAAGCCAAGGGTAATTTGGATAAGGGTGACCGCGTTAAAATGCAGCTAATCAAGCAGCAGCACCCTGAACTAGACATACGATTTGTATTTCAAAGGGCACGGAATAAAATCTACAGGGGCAGCAAAACTACCTATGCAGACTGGGCAAATCGGTATGGATTCCCATGGGCAGAAGGTGGTATACCAGAGGAGTGGTTTAAGAATGACTGAGGAACGTGACTTTGAAATAGCGAGTCTGTTACCGGACAGGTGGTACATCATCTTAAATAAGATAGACGATGACAACTTTAGAATGACAGCCTACGATACAACCCGGCCACCCCAGAGTGAAGATGACGAATTTGTTGATGCCGGGTTTGTAGCACAGCAGGGGATAATAGAGTTGTTAGAAAATGACTTTGAAAGGCTGCTACAGGCAGGGTTGGCACGTATCCATTTTAATGATATAAAAGAAGAACTTCTAGAAGAACTAGAAGATGAAGGGGTTGATATAGAGCCTCGTGATAGAGTTACAGGTCGTAATCAAAACGTGCTTAAAGTAGATTTTGGAACAGAACAATGAGACATGAATCTTACATGAAGAAGATGGAATCGGACGTAGGAGATATTCTATGGTACGATGAAAACGAACAAGCCGGAAAAGAAGCATATGGCAACGTAGACATGGTAAACTCCCCGCCGCACTATAATAAAGCGGGGGTAGAGTGTATTGACGCCATAGAGGCTGCTACAGAGGATGGGTTCGAATATTATCTACAGGGAAACATACTGAAATACCTGTGGAGATACCGTTACAAGAACGGTGTTGAGGATTTAAATAAAGCTAAGTGGTACTTAGAAAAGCTTATTGAGACAAAGGGAGATAACCAATGAACAACCTACTACCAACTGTATACCAACAATTTATCCACAAGTCACGCTACGCTCGTTGGATAGACGAAGAGAGCCGTAGAGAAAACTGGGATGAGACAGTTGACCGTTACATCGGATTTATGCAAGACCACGTGCTGATGAAGCACAACGTAAAGTTGCAAGACAAGACGCTGAATGAAATTCGTGATTCTATTTTAAGTTTGCAAGTCATGCCTAGCATGAGAGCAATGATGACAGCAGGCCCGGCTCTTGCTCGTGACAATATCTGCGGCTACAATTGTAGTTACATTCCTGTTGACAGCCCCCGTGCATTTGATGAATGTATGTATATTTTGATGTGTGGGACAGGTGTTGGCTTTAGTGTGGAGAGAGAGAATGTTGATAGACTTCCTGTGGTATCTGACAATTTTGGGAATTCTGACATCGTTATAACTGTGGCTGATAGTAAGCCGGGTTGGGCAAAAGCATTCCGCGAACTGATAGCGTTGCTGTATGCTGGGCAAGTTCCTAAGTGGGATATGTCAGCAATCAGACCTTCTGGTTCCCGTTTGAAAGTTATGGGCGGCAGAGCCAGTGGCCCTCAGCCTCTGATAGACCTGTTCAACTTTTCTGTTCAGATATTTAAGAAAGCTGCTGGGCGTAGGCTATACCCCATTGAGTGCCATGACCTCATGTGCAAGGTAGGCGAGGTGGTTGTTGTGGGTGGCGTTCGTCGCTCTGCCTTAATTAGTTTGTCTAACCTTAACGATGACCAAATGCGCCACGCTAAGTCTGGTCACTGGTGGGAGCACGAAGGGCAAAGAGCGTTGGCTAACAACTCTGTCTCCTACAAAGAGAAGCCACAGATGGAGACATTCATGCGTGAATGGCTGGCTCTGGTCGAATCTAAGTCTGGTGAGCGAGGCATTTTCAATCGTGAAGCTGCAGACAAGCAGGTAGGTCGTAATGGACGCCGCGAACAAGGACACATGTGGGGAACTAACCCCTGTTCAGAGATTATCCTGCGGGGTTATCAGTTCTGTAACTTGTCAGAGGTAGTGGTTCGCGAACACGACAGTCTAGAGGATTTGAAGAGCAAGGTTCGTGTAGCTACAATTCTTGGAACCCTGCAATCTACTTTGACTGACTTCAAATATTTGAGGAAGATATGGAAAGACAACACAGAGGAAGAGCGTTTGTTAGGCGTGTCCTTGACTGGTATCATGGACCATCCCGTTTTATCCAAAAATGTAGACAGCAAGCGTTGGCTAGAAGAAATGCGGCAAACAGCAGTAGACACGAATTTGAAGTTTGCGAGCATGCTTGGAATCCCGCAGAGCACTGCAATCACCTGTGTAAAGCCGTCGGGTACTGTGTCGCAACTGGTGGACGCAGCCAGCGGGATACATGCACGTCACAACGACCACTTTATCAGAACCGTTCGCGGCGATAATAAAGACCCGCTAACCCAGTTCCTGATTAACGAGGGCGTACACAGTGAGCGGGATATGATGAAGCCTGACAGCGTTACCGTGTTCAGCTTTCCTATGAAGTCTCCTACGGGTGCAGTCACACGAACCCAGATGACTGCTATCGAACAGCTTGAGTTGTGGAAGACCTACGCCATTCACTGGTGCGAACACAAACCGTCTATCACCGTTACCGTAAAGGAACAGGAGTGGATGGAAGTCGGTGCGTGGGTGTACGAAAACTTTGACGTGGCGTCAGGTGTATCTTTTCTTCCGCATGATGACCACACGTATCAGCAAGCCCCCTATCAGGATATTGAACCTGACGAATACCTTGAGTGGGAGCAGATGTACGAACATGTCCACATTGACTGGAACAAGTTGGCAGAGTTTGAGAAAGAAGACAACACTAGCGGTTCGCGGGAACTGGCCTGTACGGCTGGCGTTTGTGAAGTAGTTGACTTGAACGCGGCATGAGTGCAGTATGGAAGAAGGGTGACGGGTGGATACAGCACAATCCACCTGTCCACCACCCAAGCAGGGAAGAGTGGATGAAACAAAAAGAAAAGGGGAAGGGTAGTGACAGCAAAGATTGAAATTCAAAAGGTTGTTGAGCATGATGATGGTTCAGCAACTGTGATATTCGACTGTGACGAAGAGGCACGAAATACCCTAGTTTCTATTGGGCTTATCTCGTTGATTGAGAAGGCGGTAGACGAAGACAAAGAAAGTGAACCTGATGAGTAAAATGGAACCAGCGGTGTGTGACCGCAAGAAGTTTGATTTAGATTTGGCATACGGAAAAGTTCGCGAACAGCGGGTCGCCGACATGTTGACAGACAAAAAGGTAGAAGTGAAGTCAGAGCGAGACATGTGGATTCGAACAGGCAATATAGCCATCGAATACGAATCTTACGGCAAGCCTAGCGGCATCTCTGCTACGGAAGCAGACTACTGGTTTCACAACCTGTGTATTGGGGATGAGACTTTTGCAACCCTTGTGTTTGACGTACCGTCATTGAAACGCATCATAGATAATTTAGACTACAAAAAAACCGTGAGCGGTGGTGACCACAACGCTTCACGGATGTACCTTCTGAATATACAGAAGTTGTTTTCATCAGATGTAATTAAGGCGTACAAGAATGAGCAACAAGCGTCCAAAAGCTGAATTGTTTAAATTAACAGCTACACTAAATGACAAAGGGTGTATAGAGTTGGATATGGATTCTGTGAACCCTGACCAGTTTGTGTCCCTAATGGAAAAAGACCTGCCAGAATATGAAGGAACCTTCAAGGTGGCAAGTCTTCTTCGTTACTTGAAATCTATGGGAGATGAGATGATAGAGAAGTCTAGTCGGTATATTTAGTGTGATTCTTGTACTTTAAATTTAGCACGTAAGCTTGACCCCTTGTGGCGTTTGTAACCGCCCTTGGGGTTTTTCATTAGCTTGTAGCTGTTGCCACTTTTCATCCAGTGGTAGCCACGAGGTGCGGGAACCGTCTTGTTCTTAATAGCCATTCTTCTTCTTGGCCTTTCCGCCATACATCATTCCCGGCATACCCATAGCTGGCTTGATGCCGCCTTGTTGTTGGCGGGGCTGCATAGGGTTCGTAGAGGTTTGCATCTTGTTTTCAGACGCCATTGGGCTGCGAACCATTGAGCCGTAGGCATAGCCCTTCTTGTTGGTCTTGCCGCCGTAGGCCATATAGCCCATTTTGTTGCGTACTTTTGTGGGCAGCTTGCCCAAGCCTTTATTGTCCGTCGGGACTGGTTTCATTTTCTTGTTCATCTTCATCTCCAT